AGCCGTCGCACGTGTGGACGTTATTTTGACCCCAAAAGTCCAATTCACAACCGTTTGAAATTCAATAACTTTGTATAATATGCCCGCCGGAAGACCCCCCAAGCCAACCAACCTGATCAAAGCGAACGGCACGTTCAAAAAGCACCGTCACGCCGATCGGTTGGAATTGCCAAACGCAACACCAACGATGCCGTTTGTGTCGGGCGATGTGGCAACGCAAACGTTCGCGCATTTGTCCGAACGCCTTTCCCGGTTGGGCGTGTTGTCCGACCTGGATGGGTACGCCTTACAAATGTTGGCCGACGCGTGGGAAGATTACACCGCGTCACGCGATGTCGTTCGGCGGTTGGGCGCGACGTACGAAACCATCACCGAAGCCGGACAAATAATGATTCGACCACGGCCCGAAGTCGCGATGTATCAAAACGCGTGGGACCGTATGAAAAAGATCATTGGTGAATTCGGATTGACGCCGTCTTCGCGCGCAAAACTTGGCAAAAAAGAAGAAGTCGAAGACGTTGACGATATGTTCGCATGAAGACAGTGAATTCAATATCAGGCGGCAAAACGTCCGCGTACATCGCCGCAAATTACCCCGCGGATTATGATGTTTTTTCTCTTGTTAGAATTTCCGACCCAATGGCAAAGTTCCCGGACGAAGTTATTCGGAAGCAAATCGAAGACCGAATCCAAGCGCCATTCATTGGCACGGCCGAGGATGATACAATCATTTATACGATTTTGGATTTGGAACAATTCATCGGGCGTGAAATCACTTGGGTGACTGGAAAGACCTTTGACCAAATAACAACAAGAAAAGACAAGGTATATCTTCCAAACAAGGTTCAGAGATTTTGCACGGTTGAAATGAAAATAGAGCCAATGTTTTATTGGTGGGCCGAAAACGTTGGCGAACCAATTGAAACGCGAATTGGATTCAGAGCGAATGAAAAACGCCGCGCGGTCAATATGTTGGAGCGATGCAATGAGAATGGATTGTCAGAATTCAAAGCAACATTTGGAAAACATCCAGACGGACGCAACAAATGGGAAAATGTAGCATATCAAAAGCCGTCTTTTCCGTTGATTGATGCGAACATTTACAAAGATGCGATTGAAGAATTTTGGAAAGACAAACCCGTTCGTTTTGCCTGGATGAACAATTGCGTTGGGTGTTTTCATAAAAACCCATTGCTATTGAAAAAGATGTGGGAAAAACACCCGAACAAATTGGAATGGTTCGCGAAGCGCGAACGTGAAAGCACGAACAACGCCACATGGCGAAGCGACGTCACATACGATTCAATTAAATCGTGGAACCCACAATTTGAATTGTTTGACACGGATTTCAACGAATGTGATTCGGGATATTGCGGACTATGAAATACCATTTCGACCCCATCAAAGCCGCGCGCGTTGTTCGATTCATCGAAACGCAATGTTCCCACGTCAAAGGTGAATTGGCCAAAGAACCTTTCATTTTGGAGCAATGGCAAATCGACGACATAATCAACCCGCTTTTCGGTATGGTGGACGAAAACGGTATTCGCCAATACCGGACGGCGTTTTTGATGTTGCCGCGGAAAAACGGGAAATCCAATTTGATCGCGGCGATTGGTTTGTATCTTTTGTTTGGCGAAGGTGAGCCAGGCGCGGAAATCGTAACGGCCGCCGCCGACCGCGGACAGGCCGCGATTATTCACGAAATTCAAAAACAAATGATCTTAAATTCGCCCGAAATGGCGAAGCGTTGCAACGTGTACCGCAATTCAATCGTGTTGAAAAAGGACGCGTCATTCATCCAGGCCCTTTCAGCTGATGCCGACACCAAACACGGATTCAACTGTTCGGCGGTGTTGTTCGACGAATTGCACAGTCAGCCGAACCGTGAATTGTGGGATGTATTGAACACGTCAACCGGCGCACGGCGTCAACCGTTGGTTTTGGCCATCACCACCGCCGGACACGACAAGCAATCAATTTGCTACGAGGTGTACGACTATGCTTTGAAAGTCCGCGACGGAATCATTGACGACCCGACGTTTTTGCCCATCGTTTACGAAGCCCCATCCGACGCCGACATTTTCGACCCAAAGATTTGGGCGATGGCCAATCCGGGTTTGGGCGTCACGATCAAAAACGACTACATGTTAACCCAAGCGCAAAAGGCCAAAACATTGACGACGTACGAAAACACGTTTCGCCGTTTGCATTTGAATCAATGGACGTCGTCCGAAGAAAAATGGTTGTCGGACGACGATTGGATGTCGGGCGTTGAACCATTGCCGGACCTTACCGGGCGCGAATGTTTCGCGGGGTTGGATTTGGCGGCCACCGAAGACATCACCGCATTGGTGTTGTTGTTCCCATTGGACGACGGCAAATTCGCGGTATTGTCGAATTTTTGGGTGACTGATTCAGCCGTTGACAAACGGCGCGGACGTGTTGGTGCGGATTATTCGGCGTTCGTGAAATCGGGCGAATTGAAAGCAACACAAGGAAATTCCACCGATTACCGCGTTTTATTCAACGACATCAAAGCATTGGCCGACCGATACAAAATCCGACAAATCGCGTTTGACCGTTGGAATTCGTCCACGATTATTCCCGACATCGTGGATCACGGAATCGAATGTTTGCCGTTCGGGCAGGGTTTCGCGTCAATGTCCGCACCAATCAAAAATCTGGAAGTCGTTGTCCGTTCGGGCAAATTGAATCACGGCGGGAATGGTGTGTTGCGTTGGATGGCCTCGAATGTCCAAGCCAAACGCGACCCGTCGGACAACATCAAATTCGACAAATCCAAATCGTCAGACAAAATCGACGGAATGGTCGGGTTGGCGATGGCGATGGGCGCGTACATGATGTCCCGCGAAACGCCGTCGTCCGATTCGGTGTATAACGAACGCGGAATTATCATTTTGTAATTCAACCAACTATGGCGGTAAACTTAAACAAAACATTCAAATCGGAAATGGCCACGGCCTTTTCGTTTTGGAACGTTTTCATTGAATTCATTCGCGAAGGGAATTCACACCGTGAAGCGTATGAATTGGCCGAAGAATTGCACGAAATTGAATACATTCGGCGGCGTTTTGCGTCGTACGATTCGTTCCGAACGTACATCAAAAAGCATTTCAAAAACAATCTAAAAAAGCGGAAAAAATGACAACAAAAAATGTCAAAATTTCGTCAACCGGACACGAAAAAACGATGCAGGAAATCGACGAAGTTTTGTTTGAATTGCGCGGAATTTTGGAAACCAAGAATTTGAATTACGGCGATTCGTTGCAAAACCCAATTCAGACGTTTCACCGTGGTTCGGTCGTGGATGGCATTTGCGCCAGGATGGACGACAAATTGGGACGGATTCGCCGCGTCGGGTTGTCGGATGAAACCGAAGATACGTTGATGGACTTGATCGGTTACGCGGTGCATTTGGTCGTCGCGACCCGCCGGGCCAATGGTTCGGCGTGATGTCCGTGGATGTGGGTGTGTGGTTGTCGGTGTGGGTGTGGGTATGTGAATGGATGGGCCCCCCTATGGGGGGTCCCATACCTTTTCATCCACATTCCCCAACACACCCATCACCACCAACCCCACAAGGCGAATCGAACAAATGAAACCAAATTCCGTTTTTTTCATTTTGCATTTCGGAAATTTGTTTCATGGATGAACCCCGCCCAACGTTTTTGCAACGAATCAACCCGGTGAATTTGATTCGGTCTTCGACCGTTTCATCGTCATTGACCCGCCCCGCGTCGTGGTTGTACGACCTAATGTTCAAAACGAAATCGGGAACATCCGTCACCGAAGATTCTTCGTTGCAATTTTCAGCCGTTTGGGGATCCGTTCGGATTTTGTCCGAAACTTTTGCGTCATTGCCGCTTCATGTTTACGAACAAACGCCCGAAGGAAAATTTATTTCAAATTCCCATCCGGTCGCATTGGTTTTGAATTACCCAAATAATTTCCAAAGCGAATACACGTTTTTTTCTTATTTGGAATCGTGCCGCCAATTGTACGGAAATGCCTTCGCGCAAATTATACGCAATGGAGCCGGGCGACCCGTTGAGTTACGCGCAATCCATCCAAAGCGCGTCCAAATCAAAATCGTCGAAGGGGAAAAGTTCTACATCGTGGACAAAAAGGCCGAAGCAATCGACGATGCCCACATGTTGCATGTGATGGGGTTGACGCTCGACGGGTTGGTCGGAAAATCCACATTGACCGCCGCGCGTGAAGCGATCGGAATGGGATTGGCCGCGCAATCATTCGGGGCGCAATTTTTTGGCAACGGTGCGAATTTGGGTGGCGTTTTGATTCACCCCGGCACATTGACCGACGATGCCGCCAAACGATTGAAACGTTCGTGGGATTCCGCGCAGGGTGGTTTGGACAATGCCCACGGAACCGCGATTTTGGAAGAGGGGATGAAATACGAGCGGATTGGAATCCCGCCAAACGACGCCCAATTTTTGGAATCGCGCAAATTCCAAATCGCCGACATCGCCCGTTTTTTCCGTGTGCCGCTGTTTATGTTGGGCGAAATGGACAATTCTTCGTCCCGTGCCAACATTGAAGAACAAGGCATTTCGTTTGTGCGTGACACCGTCCGTCCGATGGTGAAAGCGTATGAATCGGAATTCAATCGGAAATTGTTCCGCGAAGATGAACGCGGCCGTTTTTACGTTCGTTTCAACCTGGAAGGTTTGTTGCGTGGAAACATCCAATCGCGGTACACCGCCTATGCGGTTGGTCGTCAATGGGGCTGGTTGTCGGCGAACGACGTCCGCGACATGGAAAACATGAACCCAATTGATGGCGGTGACATTTACATTTCGCCGCTGAACATGACGAACGTCGCGACCGACGATTCGTTGCAAAACCAATACGAATAATGCCTTATTTTGACTACCCAATCGAAGCCAGCGAAAACGCACAGCGCGCGTTGGATTTCAAAGCCGAACGCGACATTGATTGCGGAACCGAAGTCGGTTGGGCGCGCGCCAATCAATTGGCAAAGCGCGAAGCGATTTCGGACGAAGTCGTTGTCCGGACTTATTCGTTTTTGG